CCTGCCAATCTTTCCCCGAAGACCACCAGTTCGGTCCAAGCCGGTCCGATGTCTGGACAACCTAAACCTGAACTATGACAACTCAAAACAAAAAGAAAAAGAAGCTTGTTGGGGATTTAAAACCAAGGCTTCATAGCCCTTGGCTAAAAGGTAAATCTAGAGCCGATGAGGTCATCGAGTTAGCTGAAAAGATTGGTCAGCCATTACTTGAATGGCAGAAGCTTATTCTTAAAGATATGCTGACGATTGACAACAATAATCAATTCATCAAGCGCAGCACATTGCTTTTAATCGCTAGGCAGTCCGGGAAGAGCCATCTAGCCCGTATGCGTGTCCTGGCAGGCTTGTTCTGTTTTGGGGAGAAGGACATTCTCATGATGTCATCAAATAGATCAATGGCACTCAAATCTTTCAACATAATTGCAGATATCATTGAACGCAATGACTTCTTACGAGTTCAACTAAAGAACGGCGACCCTAAGAAGGGAATCCGTAGAACTAACGGCGATGAGCGCATAATCCTTGAATCAGGAGCGCAGGTAGAAGTTGTAGCTGCTACATCCGATGGAGCGCGTGGCAGAACCGCAGACCTTCTATGGATTGACGAATTACGAGAAGTCACAGAAGTCGCTATGGACGCTTCTAAGAGCGTTACATTGACCAGACCTAACTCCCAGCGACTATTTACATCGAACGCTGGTGATGCGTTCAGCAAAGTGCTTAATGACCTACATGAGCAATGCTTAAACCATCCACCAAAATCTTTGGGATTTTATGAATACAGCGCACCACCATTCTGTGACATTTGGGATCGTAAAGCTTGGGCTATGGCAAATCCGTCACTTGGATATTTAATTCCTGAAGAAGCCATCGAGGAGACGATTGCAACATCTACAATGGAAGCTGCTCGCACGGAAACGCTTTGCCAATGGATCTCGTCAATCAGCAGCCCATTCACTCCACATTCTTGGGAAGATATATGCGATAGGTCAATGGAGATGAGTCCAGGACCTTTAACAGTCTTTGCCTTTGATATTGATATGAGTAGAAGAAATGCCGCACTCATAGCAGGACAGATTTTGCCAGACGGTCGAATTGGAGTGGCATTGGTCCAGACTTGGGAATCTCAAATCTCAGTAGATGAATTAAAGATTGCCGCAGAGATTAAGGGCTGGTGCGATTTGTACAAACCTAGAGTTGTTTTGTACGATCGTTATACAACGCTGGCAGTAGCTGAGAGATTACAGAAATCTGGCGTAATGGTGGAAACCATTGTAGGAGCTGAGTTCTATGCCGCTTGCTCAACTCTCAAAGACCAAATCGATAATAAGAGAGTTGTTCATGCTGGTCAAGATGTCCTTGATCAACAAATGCAAAATTGCGGAGCAAAAAGCACAGATTCATCTTGGCGCTTAATCCGCAAAGCTAGTGCTGGTCCGATTGTTGGACCTATCGGCTTGGCAATGGTGGTAAGTCGATTATCTCAACCACAATCAACACCCCAGATATTTGCCTAGACACAACACACTCAAATTGTCAAGAATTAGACAAAGTATGGTAAGATGTCTAAATGGGTATATTTTCGCGTGGTGAATCTAAAAACAACAAACCTTCTATTCAAGCGCAATATGCCCCTCAAGTTTTAAGTCCTACATACAACTACAGCTATGTAGCACAAATTGACAGAACTCAGGCTTTAGAGATTCCTTCAGTAGTTCGAGCAAGAAATCTTATTTGCGGAACTGTTGCTGCAATGCCATTAGAGCTTTATCGCAAATCAACTGGTGAAGAAATTGGGAAGCCAGTATGGATGGATCAACCTGCATTTAACCAACCTCGCGCAGTTACGATTGCTTATACCATCGACAGTTTGCTTTTCTTTGGTTGGTCTCTGTGGATTATAAAAGAACGGTATCAGGAAGATGGAAGACCTTCTCGTTATGAATGGATTCCTAATTCTAGAATTACTCCACAATACTCTATGGATAATTCATACCAAGTTGATGGTTATTTAATTGACAACAACTTTTATTCAAATAATGATGTTGTAACTTTCCAATCTCTCAATGATGGAATTCTTACATCTGGTGCAAGAGTATTGCGCGGCGCACTTGATTTAGAAATTGCAAGTGCAATGAGTGCATCAACTCCAATGCCTACGGGTTACATCTCCAATTCCGGTGCTGACCTCGATCCTAAAGAAGTTTCAGGACTTCTTGCAGCTTGGAAGCAAGCCAGGGCAAATAGATCAACTGCATATTTAACTTCTACGCTTTCATATCAACCAACATCATTCTCGCCTAAAGATATGATGTATAACGAAGCAAAGCAAGACTATGCAACACAAATTGCGCGTTTATGCAACATTGATGCTTTCTATCTCAGCGCAGATGCTAATAACAGCATGACATATAGCAATTTATTGGATTCTCGCAAACAGTTCGTTTCACTAACTTTACAACCTTTCATTTCTGCGGTTGAGGACAGGCTCTCCATGAATGACGTGACGGCCAATAACAACGAGGTGCGCTTCGATTTAGACAAATCGTTCCTTCGTGCCAATCCAATGGATGATTTACTTGTAATCGAAAAGATGCTTTCGCTTGGACTTATCACAGTTGAACAAGCGATGGAAATGACTGACCTAACACCTAACGGAAGCAATGGTATGTAATGGAAAATAGAATCCTTACCTTTTCCGCTGATCTAACAGCCAACCTAGAAGAACGCACAATTTCTGGGAAAATCGTTCCCGTTGGAACTGGAGAAATTGGTTCGACTTCAGCAGGACGAGTTGTATTTGAAAATGGAAGCATAGAACTCCCATCCGATGCTAAGAAAATCAAATTATTAAATCAGCACAATATGAAAGACCCACGTGGTCGCGCAACATTTTTTAATGAAATTCCTAACGATGGAATTTACGCAACATTCGCTGTATCAAAAAGCGACAAAGGAACTCAAAGTTTGATCATGGCTGAAGAAGGACTTGTTTCAGGTCTTTCAGTCGGCGTTGAAGTAATCAAAGCAAAGAATAAGGCTGGTGTTATGTATGTATCACAAGCTAAATTATTCGAGGTCAGTTTGGTCACAGAAGCCGCATTCAAATCGGCAATGGTCACCGAAATAGCTGCTGAGGAAACTCCAGAAGCAGTAGAAGAAATCCAACAAACAGAAAGCGAGACAGCTGTGGAGAATACTCCAGAGACAGTTGCAGCACCAGAAGTTGAAGCGGCAGCGGTAGAAGCTGCTCGCCCAACTGTTGCTGTAACATCCGTGCGTGAGCGCGTTGCACCACTTACAGCAGGTCAGTATCTAGAAGCAAACATCAAGGCAGCAATGGGAGACGACGAAGCTCGTCGCCTAGTTCGCGCTACAGATGACACAGCATCAAATACTGGTTTGACATTAGCACCACACCTAAACGAGTTTTACACAAACACAATCAAGGGGCGCCCAGCAGTAGATTCAATTTCACAAGGCGCACTACCAGCTTCTGGAATGTCATTCACATTGCCAAAGCTTTCTCAAGCACCTTCTGTAACAATCGAAGCTGAAAACGGCGCACTTGGTGGCGACGAAATGACTTCAACTTATGTAACTGTTGATGTTAAGAAAGCATCATCAATCCAAACGATTTCATGGGAACTTCTCGACAGAAGTTCGCCTGCATTCATGGATGCCTTGATGGTCGAGCTCCGCGATGCTTATGCTAAGTATTGCGATGGAGCAGTTATTGCTGCATTCACAGCATCTGGTACACAAGCATCAACACAAGCTGCAACAATCGCAGGACTAAAGGCATACATTGCTAAAGAAGTTCCAGCAGCTTACAAAGCATCTGGCAAGTTTGCTACAAATCTTGTTGCTAACACTGCATGGTGGGAGACAATTCTTTCAGCAGATGACACAACAAATCGCCCTCTATTTACTGCGGCACAGCCTTCCAATGCTCCAGGTAACGCATCTGGTCAGAGCATCACTGGTCAAGTTTTGGGTCTTAACTTAGCGGTTGATCCACACATGGCAGTTACAACTCTTATCGATGAGTCAGCGTTCATTGTTGCTCCAGAATCATTCAAGTGGTTTGAGGCACCTACAACAACGCTACAAGTACAAGCACTTGCTAACGGTCAAGTACAGGTTGCACTTTACGGCTACTACGCAATCGCGCCAATCTACGGCGGCGGCGTTCGTCGTTTCAACCTTACCTGATAAGTAAGTAACTAAGTCGCTGGGAGTGGGGCGCAGCCCTTGCTCCACTCCCAGTCTTTAGAAAGGAAATGGAATGTCATTAACAACAGTTGCAGAACTTAGAAGCGCACTTGGCGTTGGAAGTTTATACGCTGACGCTACTCTTCAAGAAGTATGCGATGCTAGTGATGCCGTTTTGCTTCCAATGTTATGGAGTCCAACTTGGTACACAGTTGCTCATAGCAACATAGTTGGTTATGGAACTCTTTATTTTAATGATCCAGTTATAGGCACATTTTATGTAGGGCAATCTGTGACAATAGCGAATTCAGGAACTTCCTATAATGGAACAAAGACAATCACATCAATGGGTGATTATTCAATAACTGTTGCAACAAGTCACAACACAGCTCAATCAAGACACCCAATCGCTCCTTATGGAACTGTATCAACAACTGCTTATACAACTTGGACAGACGATGCAGCTGTGCAACAAGCTTCTCTTCAAATCAGTGTAGATATTTGGCAGGCTCGTCAAGTATCAAGCACAGGCGGCGTATCCCCAGACTTTGCTCCAAGTCCATATCGCATGGGCAACACACTCATGGCTCGCGTTCGAGGTTTAATTGCTCACGCTTTGAGTCCTAACTCGATGGTCGGATAATGCCAGTTGCGCTCACTACTCTTAGAACCACGATTGCGACTGCTTTAGTCGATAATACTAAGTGGCAAACCTTTGCGTTTCCACCAGCAACAGTTCTTGCTAACTCAGTAATTGTTTCACCCGATGATCCCTATCTCGAACCGAATAACAACCAGCACAATACGATTGCGCCAACTGCGCGCTTTCGGCTCATTTTGACTGTGCCTTTATTCGACAACGAGGGTAACCTCAATGGAATTGAAGATGCCTTAGTTGGTGTGTTCAACAAACTCGCAGCATCCACCTTGACATATAATGTGGGAGCAGTAAGCCAGCCAAGCGTTCTTAACGCCGCATCCGGTGATCTGCTTACTTGCGAAATGTCACTATCCGTCCTAACAACCTGGAGCTAGTATGTCCGATTATGACAAAGAGCTAGAAGCCTTCCTGATCAAGATCGGGCAGGTAGCACCATCAGCACCAAAGCCAACAACTAAGAAAGATGAGGAATAATCAATGGCAATTTATCTACAAAACAATGTCGGAGTGAAGATCAATTCCGTTGATATTTCAGATCACGTCACTTCAGCAACTCTTTCACAAATCTTTGACGAAATAGCTGTAACGACAATGGGCGATTCAGCAAATAAATTTGTTAAGGGCTTGGAATCAAGCACACTAACAATTGACTTCCTTAATGACTTTGCGGCATCAAACGTATATGCAACCCTTCAAGCTGCATACGGCACAACAGTCACAGCTGTACTTCTACCTGTCAAGGGAACAGCAGTATCAGCTACAAATCCTTTGTACACAGTAAGCATTTTGGTAAACAATCTCACACCAATTAACGGTGCTCCAGGAGACGTTGCAAGTTCCTCGATTTCCTTTACCTGTAATTCAACTGTAGTACAGACAACAACCGGCACATTCTAATAAAAAACTAAGGGGCAAAAAATGGCAAAGTTAAAGATAACAAGGGTTGATGGACAAGAAGGTGAGTACGCACTTACTCCTCTAGTCCAGTACGGCTTTGAAATCTATGCGAAGAAAGGCTTTTACGCCGCCTTTGCAAATGATATGAAGCAGTCGGACATCTTTTGGCTTGCTTGGGAATGTATTCGACGTTCAGGTGAGACAGTTCCAATGTTCGGAGAAAAGTTCATCGAGACTTTGGTTAAAGTCGAAGTCCTTGATGACGACCCTTTGGACTAGGGCGCGACTCAATCACCTATCTGATTGCTAAACTTAGTGTCAGAATTGGGATCGCGCCTCAACAAATATTAGAACTAGATGAAGTAATGCTAAGGAACTTAATTAAAGTTCTACAAGATGATGCGAAGGAGATGAAAGATGCCAACAGAGGTCAAAGGCGGCATCGCACTTCGTAAGGCATTAAAAAAGTTTACTCCGGATTTAGCAAAAGAAACTCAAAAGGAAATGGCTAGTCTTCTAAAGCCAATAACTTCTAAAGCGCGTGGATTTGTACCTAGCACCGCGCCACTTAGCGGATGGGGCAAAGAAGGTAACTGGGGTGTCCGCGGTTATTCGTCAAGTGAGATCAAAAGCGGAATTGGTTATAAGACAACTCCATCAAAGCCAAATCCAAAAGGCTTTCGTTCTTTGGCTCAAATTAACAATAAATCAGCTGCTGGTCAGATTTATGAATGGGCTGGACGTGTTCATCCTAATGGTCGTGAACAGGCGAAAAGGCGAGACGTAAACATTCCTGGCATGAACTCAGTTTATTCAACAAGCACAGGAAAAAATTATGGCAAAAGTAATAACCCAGAAGCCGGTTCTATATTTGTCCAAGCAATCGATGCTACCGGTCAGATAAAAAATGCTTATTCTCGCACAGCAGGCCAAGCAGGTCGCGCATCAAGAAAGATGAAAGGTCGAGTAATTTTTCGTGCATGGGCAGAAGATCAGGGCAGAACGAATGCAGCAATTATTAAAGCAATTGAAGCATCACGGGATAAATTTAATAAGGCGGTGGGATACAACTAATGGCTAATGTAGTAATTGATATTGCGGCAGAATTTACGGGCAAGAAAGCATTTAAGCAGGCTGAAACTGGTACTGAGAAATTAACTAAAGGCGTTAAAAAACTAGCCCTTGCTTTTGCTTCTGTTTTTGCAACACAAAAGATTGCTGCTTTTGGCAAGGCATCAACTAAAGCATTTATGGCAGATGAAAAAGCCGCTGCAATTCTTACCAAAACTCTTAATAATATGGGCTTGGCTTTTGAAGATTCCAGAGTTAGAAATTTTATATCGGATTTAGAAAAAACTACAGGTGTTCTTGATTCAAGTTTAAGACCTGCAATGCAGGCTTTATTGACCACTACTGGTTCAGTTGCAAAATCACAAGAATTATTGAAATTAGCCATTGATGTATCAGCAGGCAGCGGAGTTGAATTATCTAGCGTCGCTAATGATTTATCACAAGCATACACAGGAAATACTAAAGGATTAAAAAAATACTATCTTGGTTTAACCCAGGCGCAACTAAAGGCTACCAAGTTTTCTGATCTTCAAACCATTATTACTAAACAGTTTTCTGGTCAAAATGCAACACAGTTAGACACCTACGCAGGAAAATTAAGCCTTCTTAATGTTGCTTATGACAATATGCAAGAAACCATTGGCAAAAGCTTGCTTGACAGTTTCCAATTGTTAGCAGGAGATACTGGCATTGCTGGGGCAACTAGCGCTATGGAAGAGTTTGGCAGAAAAACTTCTAACATTATTCTTGGTCTTGCAACTCTAACTGAAAAAATAACTCCTAAATCAGGTGGCACAGCAAGCGGCATTCTTAATTATCTATTGTTTGGTGTGCTTGGACCTATATCTAACTATCTTGACAAAACTGGGTATAACCAAAGTATTAAGCCAAAACCTTTTTCAACCCCAATGTCAATATCAGGGCAATCTTCTATAACTGATCCAGCAGACAAAGCAAGAACTGCTGCTGAAAAGGCTTATTTAAGACGGATTAAAGAATTGAATGCTTTACTTGCAATTCAAAATAATGACACTAAAGATAAACTCAAACTTACTGCTGGTGAAAAAGCCCTAGCAGAACTAAAGCGGATGTTTGATCTAACAGGCATTGAACTGCAAGCGGCACTTAACGGCGTTCTTACTAAAGAAGAAGAAGCCAGAGTCAAAGGCCTTATTGCGATTAACAACTCTGATGGTGCTTTAGCTATTCAAGCTTTGTCTGCGCTTAATGCAGCAAGTGCTACAGATAAAATGACTAAAGCAATGGAAGCATCTCTTGCTCAATGGGCAAATTTTCAAGGCAGTATTGGAAATGCATTCAAAGCTTCTGCAATTATCAACTCATCATCCCCAACAATTCAAGGACTTGACACATCGCAACCATATACAATTAATCCAAATCCAACAATGAATTACGCTCCAGGTGATATACCTGGAATATCAGGAACTCGAGGATTCAACTTTTCAGGAGCTTCTGCTCCAAGTGTAAGCATTCAAATTAATCCAGCCGTAGCTGGACTTATCGATGTTATTCAGAATCAATCCGCATCAGGAATTTCACCTACCGTCAGTCGTGTGAATAGTTCCTATATCGCATGAGTTATCCAATAACCCTAACTGTTACCGTTGATTTTAGTAACGGTGCTACTTTTGGTATTCCTTTTACTATTGGTGATCCTACCAATGGTATTTTAGGAACAAGCACTTTGGGAGATTCCACTTCAGGAACTCTTACTGTCAATGTAACTAATCAAGTAGGAAAAATATCCATCAAAGGCGGTTACAACCTTTTACAAGATCAATTTGAAGCTGCTCAAGCTACGGTCAGAATTTACGATCAAACAGGCGCATGGAATCCCGATAATCCGTCAAGTCCGTATGCAGGAAAACTTATACCAAATCGTAAAATAAGAATATCTGCTACCTATGGTTCTAGCACTTATTATCTATTTAGCGGCTATACATCCGCATACAATTACAGTTATCCAAAAAATCAAGATATAGGTTATGTCGATATTTCAGCAACGGATGCTTTCAGATTATTTAATCTTTCAAACGTTACAACCGTAGCAGGCACTTCTGCCGGTCAACCTACTGGTGCTCGATTAGGTAATTTGCTGAATCAAGTGTCATGGCCAGCGGCAATGCGTACAATTGATACTGGCGATTCTTTGGTTCAAGTTGATCCAGGAACAGCTCGCACATCCCTTCAAGCAATGAAGAATGTAGAATTTAGCGAACAAGGAGCGTTCTACATTTCTGGTGAAGGTAACGCTATATTTAAGAGCCGTTCTAACGTCCAAAAGATGTCTGGTGGAGCAGTTACTTACTTCTCTAATGCTGGAGATGGAATCAATTACTTTAATATAACTACGGCGTTGGATGACAAATTGGTTATTAATCAAGCCAATATCACAGCCATTGGTGGAGTAACTCAGACTGCAACAGACGCCACATCTATTGCAACATATTTCCCACACACCTACAATCAACCCAATCTTGTAGTTCAAAGCGATGCAGAGGCACTTAATATCGCTAAGGCTTATGTGGCCACTCGTAAAGATACAGCCCTTCGTATCGATAACCTCACCCTAGATTTGACCACTCCCGACTACGATTCAGGCATCACAGCCGCTCTTAGCCTGGATTATTTCAATGTAGTCAAAATTCGTAATGAACAGCAAGGCGTGACGTATATTCAAAAGACTCTTGAAGTAGTTGGAGTGTCTCACGAAATTACGCCTATTGACTGGAAAACTACTTTCACCACATCAGAACCCATCATCGATGCTTTCATCATCGGCAACGCGACGTACGGTATAATCGGCACGTCGGTAATGACCTACTAGGAGATATAAATGGCAACAGGATTCCCAGCAGCAACAGGAGATGTTCTTTCAGCTGCTATGTATAACGGCTTAGTGGCTTTTACAACTAATGCTCAAACAGGTACAACATACACGACAGCATTGACTGACTCATATCAGGTACTTATTACCCAAAGCAATGCTTCGGCTAACGCCATCAAAATCCCAACTAACGCTTCAGTAGCACACCCAATCGGTACTGCAATTACTGTTCTTAATATAGGTGCGGGAGTCTGCACAATCTCAGCAGTTACATCTGGAACTACAACAATTCTTAGTGCAGGATCAGTAGCTGCACAACCTACAGTTTCACAATATAAATCAGCAGTATGTATCAAGACTGGTACAGATGCTTGGTATGTTGTTGGTGGTATTGCATAATGATTGGCAGCATTATTGCAGGTACATTATCTAGCGGCATTGACTCTATTAGCTTGGAGTATTTAGTTATTGCTGGTGGCGGTGCAGGTGGTGGAACTGTTGTAGGTACTGTTGGAGTAGGCGGTGGCGGTGCAGGCGGCTATCAAACAAATACAACAACTGTTGTAACTGGTACAAATTACACTTGCACAGTTGGCGCAGGTGGCGCAGGTGCATTAGGTACTGCTGGATCAAAAGGTAGTAACAGCGTATTTAGCAGCATTACTTCTGAAGGTGGTGGCCGTGCATTAGATTCCGGCTATGCAGGTGGTAATGGTGGTTCTGGAGCAGGATCAGGTTTTAATGCAACAGTTGGTACTGCAACAGCAGGACAAGGTAATAACGGTGGATTAGGTTCTAACTCTGCTGCTAAATACGGCGGTGGTGGTGGCGGCGGTGCAGGTGCAGTCGGCGGTGCTGGGTCATCAACATTGGGCGGCAACGGTGGTGCAGGTTCTGCATCTTCAATAACTGGTACATCTGTAACTCGCGGCGGCGGTGGCGGTGGTTCTGTCTATAACTCAACTGGATCAGGTTCAGGTGGAACTGGTGGCGGTGGTGCAGGTGCTACAACTAACGGCGGCAACGGTGTATCAGGAACAGTAAACACTGGCGGTGGTGGTGGTGGTTCTACTTCTGCTAACCCAGGCTCATCACAAACAGGTGGTAGTGGTGGATCAGGTGTTGTAATTCTTAAATGGGTTACAGGTAAAACAATAACTATTGGTGCAGGTTTAACAGGCACAACAGCTACAACAGGTGGTTACACATACGCAACGATTACTGCTGGCACAGGAAATGTGAGTTGGGTATAATGGCACATTACGCATTCTTAGATCAAAACAATGTTGTAACAGAAGTCATTGTTGGCATTGATGAATCAGAACTTATTGAAGGTTTAGATACTGAAACTTGGTATGGAAACTTTAGAGGTCAAGTGTGCAAGCGTACTTCTTACAATGGAAAGATTCGTAAGAACTATGCTGGTATAGGCATGTCTTATGATGCGCAACGTGATGCGTTTATTGCAGAAAAACCAGCAGATGCTATTGGGTTAGATGAAGAAACTTGTCAATGGATAATTCCAGAAAGACAACATGAAACCGATTCTCTGTAAGGCTGGGCAACAGCTTCGTGAACAAATCGATGATGCGTTTCCAGATAGAGATCGTAAGAGCGATGGCTGGATAGGCGATGCCGCTCACGCCAGTCGTCCAAGTGACCACAATCCCGATCCGATTAACGGCTACGTCAGGGCTATTGATGTGGATAAGGATCTCGACACACGCCCCAGCACAGGTGCTTATCTTGCCGACCAAATACGCCTATGCGCCAAGTCCGGTGAGAAGAGAATTAGTTACATCATCTATGCAGGCAAGATCGCTTCCTCTAAGAAATCTTGGAGTTGGCGTACTTACGATGGGATTAATCGCCACGATCATCACATCCACATTTCATTCACTAAAGAAGGCGATCAGAATGGTCGCTGGTTCGACATCCCGATGCTAGGAGCAACAACAAATGAAAGACCTTAAAACAGCAGCAGGCTCATGGGCTAGAGCATTCTTAGTAGCAGTATTAACACTTGCAGCAGCTGGTGTAACAGAGCCAAAAGCATTACTTGCTGCCGGACTTTCATCATGCTTGCCACCAATTATTCGTTGGTTAAATCCTAACGATTTGAGCATGGGCATTCAGAAGTAATGACTGCCCTTAACTGGGCGGCTCTTGCAGTTGCAACCATCTCAATCGTTACTGGCTTTGTTGGATCAATCCGCTGGCTAGTAAAGCATTACTTAAATGAACTCAAACCAAATGGCGGAAGTTCTATGAATGACAGACTGAATCGACTTGAAGGGCGTGTCGAAACAATCATTTCCTTATTAGAGAGGTGACACTTATCTCATGGCAAGAAAAGCAACTAACAAGCTTGTGGATGAAGGCTATTCCAAGTTAGATGCGTGGGCTATCGGAGTGCATGAAATGTATCGTGCATTACGCCGCGCAGGCTTCGATGTTGATTTGGCACTTGCCATCATTGTAGAGAAACAGGCTTATCCTGAATGGATACTTCCATCGCCTATCAACCCAAATATCCCAGAGCCAGACTGGTATGACGATGAGGATGAATGAAAAGAACTGTAGTAGTTCCAGACTTACAAGTTCCCTATCACGATCCAGTAGCAGTTAAGAATGTTGCAAGTTTTATTAAAGCGTTTCGCCCCGATTCTGTCGTTACACTTGGAGATGAAATCGATCTCCCACAAATATCCCGATGGACAGAGAACACGCCAGGGTGGTACGAGCAGACACTAGCTGCTGACAGAGATGAAGCAGTAGAGGTTCTCTGGTCATTAGTCGAGCATTCCAAAGAAGCTCACATGATCCGTAGCAATCACACAGACAGACTTTACAACGTGACGATGAAGAAGATTCCAGCATACCTAGCATTACCAGAGTTACGTTTTGAAAAGTTTATGAAGTTAGATGAACTAGGCATCACCTACCACAAGAAGCCTTACGCCATTGCTAAGGGCATTGTGGCCGTTCATGGGGATGAACAGAGCGTAAAGCCTACACCTGGTCTTACAGCCCTAGAAGCGGCTCGTAGGCATGGCATTAGCGTTATATGTGGACACACTCATAGGGCAGGTCAATCGGCCTTCACAGAGGCTTCAGGGGGTCGTATAGGCCGTATCCTGCGTGGGTGGGAAGCAGGGCATCTTATGGATGTCATGCAGGCTCATTACACTAAAGGCACAATGAACTGGCAGCAAGCCTTTATCATCATCGAGGAAATCGGTGCAAACGTGCAGGTCAGCATCATCAATCTTGAAAAGGACGGCACCTTTATTGTGTCAGGCAAACGCTATGGACGACCTAGATAACGACATAAAGCATGACGTTGATGTCCAAATGGATAACTCAGAATTGTTACCATTTCGTTATCAAAATCAACACAATAAATCC